TCAAGAAGCTTGGACTGCACGATACAATCATGAAACTATCGCTCTTGGCTTCAGCTTAACTGAAGAAGCTATTGAAGATAATCTTTATGATTCTTTATCTGCTCGTTACACAAAAGGTCTAGCTCGTGCTATGGCTTATACAAAACAAGTTAAAGCTGCAGCTGTTATTAATAATGGTTTTAGCTCTGCTTATGCAGGTGGTGATGGCGTTTCATTATTCAACACAGCACATCCACTTGTTTCAAATGGTACAAATAGTAATACACCAGCTGTTGCAGCTGACCTTAATGAAACATCATTAGAAAACGCAGTTATTCAAATCGCTGCATGGACTGATGAAAGAGGTCTCTTGATCGCAGCTAAACCACGTAAACTTATCGTTCCACCAGCATTGCAATTCGTTGCAACACGCTTGTTAGAAACTGAGCTACGTGTTGGTACTACTGATAATGACATCAATGCGTTAAAAAACAACGGTTCTATCCCAGAAGGTTATACAATTAATCACTTCTTAACAGATACAAACGGTTGGTATTTAACTACTGATGTACCTAACGGTATGAAACACTTTGTACGTACTCCATTACAAAATTCAATGGATGGCGATTTTGACACAGGTAATGTTCGCTACAAATCACGTGAACGTTATTCATTCGGTTGGTCAGATCCTCTCGGTATGTACGGTTCACCAGGTGCTTAATTAGCATTTGGTTTAAGTAATAGGATTAACCCTGCTTCGGTGGGGTTTTTCTTTGCCTGCAATTCATGATTTTACGTATTTTACAGGCAAAACTTTGGAGTAATATGTAGTTATACACACGGTGTGTATTAAATTTTAGGAGAACAGTATGAAAGCATGGACGAAACCAGCAGCAACAGAAATGAGATTTGGCTTTGAAGTGACGATGTACGTTTTAAACAAGTAATGATATAATGGTTTGAACTAGGGGGCACTTAGTGTTCCCTTTTTCTTTTAGGAGTGTTCATGCCATATAAAGACGAAGCAGAGCGTAAAGCTTATCAAAAAGAATACCATGCAAAGTGGTATGCAGAACACAAAGAAAAACGACTTAAACAAATAGCAGAATACTCAGCAAGTAAACCAAAAGAATGGATACAAGCTAAAGGTCGTAAACATCACCTCAAAAGACGTTACAATATAACTCCCCAAGAATACGAAACGAAGCTAGCAAGTCAAGATTATTGCTGTGCTATATGTGGTAAAGATGCTTTTGATAATAAAAGAGGCGGTAAATTAGACCCACTACATGTAGATCATTGCCATATAACAGGAAAACTTAGAGACCTTCTATGTTATGCTTGTAATTCTCTTTTAGGTCAAGCTAAAGACAATATAAATACTCTTCAAAAAGCAGTCCAATATCTATTAGATCATCAGTCCAAATAGTGTTATAATACTTGCAAATACTAAGAAATAAGGTATTATAAGTACATCCAGGAAAAACCTGGTTTATTAGACTGTCCTGGCAGACGCATATAAGACTAATAGACTTAACTCTATATGGAGAAATTCAAATGGCATTTGCTACACACTTAGGCCCATGGTTATTGGGTACTGTAAAAAACACGACTGGCACTACTGCTGGTACAATCCGTAATATGGGCGCAACTATTGTTGCTCAAACTAAAGCTGTTACATTAACTGATGCTGCTGCAACACAAGCATTTGTTCTACCAGCTGGCGCTTTAATTACTGCGGCACAATTTCAAACTACTACAGTTTTTGATGCTGCTTCTACAATTACACTTTCAATTAATGGCACTGCTTCTTCAGCTGCTGTAACAATCACTTCAGTTGGTGCTGCTGCTATTGCTCCTAATACTGCGGGCACTCCGTTATTTAACAATGTTGGTACTACTGATGCTATTGTTACATATACACTATCAGTAGGGGCTTCTACTACAGGCGCTGGTACTTTAGTTATTGCGTATATTGTCCGTAACTCAGACGGCGCTGCTAATCCATCACAAGTATAATTAGTCTAGGGGGCTTCGGTCCCCTTCTATAAACAAGGAGATTAATTATGATGCAAACTGATGTAAAAGGAGCCACTTGTCCAGCAAGCACAGCTACAACTATTTATAACGGACGTACTCGTGTTAAAAGTTTAGCAATTAGTGCTACTACTGCAAGTGCAACTGTCGCTGTCGCTGATGGTTCAACAACTTTATTCACTTATACTGCAACTGTCGCAGGCCCAATCAATATCATTATTCCAGGTGAAGGTGTTCTTTGCCAAACTAGTGCTGTTGTAACTTGTGGTTCTGGCGTTAGTGCAGTAGCTTTTTACGGGTAATATTATGATATCGCACATGCATGAAAGTACAAAACAAGTAGTTGATTTTGCTTCAACAGTTACAGTAGTAGGAACTATTATGAATTGGTTACCAGCAGCGGCAGCTTTATGGACTATTGTCTGGACATCCATCCGTATATACGAAACTAAAACTGTACAAGATTGGTTAAAGGCTAGAAAAAATGCCAAGCAAATCTAAATCACAACATAACCTAATGGCAGCTGTGGCTAAAAATCCTAAGTTTGCTAAAAAGGTAGGTATTAAACAATCTGTAGGTGAAGAGTTTTTACAAGCAGATAAAGGTAAAAAGTTTAAAAAAGGTGGCGTATCTTTAGCCGTTGGACGTGGTGAGAAATTACCTGTATCTAAAGGCGCTGGACTTACTGCTAAAGGACGTGCTAAATATAACGCTGCTACAGGTAGTCATTTAAAGGCTCCACAACCACAAGGTGGCGCTCGTAAGAATTCATTTTGTGCTAGGATGTCTGGTATGAAAGGTCCTATGAAAGATGAACAAGGTAGACCTACTCGTAAGGCTGCTTCACTTAAACGATGGAATTGTAAATAAGGAATATTTATGAAAACAAATAAAACTAAAAAGTTTGGATCAGGCAACAATCCTGGATTATCAAAATTACCAACGGAGGTTAGAAATAAAATGGGCTTTATGAAAAAAGGTGGTGTGTCTAAATCAGATTCAAAAGAAGATATGAAAATGGACAAAACTCAAGACAAAGCTTTAATTAAAAAAGCATTTAAAATGCATGATTCACAAGAACACAAAGGCGAACATACAAAACTTGATGCTCTTAAAAAAGGCGGTAAAGTTAAGAAATTTGCTGCAGGCGGTAAAGTTAAAAAGATGGCTATGGGTGGCGCAGCTCCCCCTCCAGCTGAGTTTGGTACTCCTATTAACGGCGGTGCTGGTGGCCCTCCAGGCGGTATGATGAATCCACCAGCTCTAGGTTTACCACCAGCAGGTATGGGTGGCGGTATGCGTGGTGGTATGGGTGGCGGTATGCGTGGTGGTATGGGTGGTGGTATGAGGGATGGTAGGGGAAAACAAAATGTATTACCTGGTAATAATCCTGCTATAGCTCCTCTAATAAATCCTCCAGCATTAGGTTTACCTCCTCTAGGCGGTCCAGGTCCAGGTGGCCCAGGCGGTGGTATGCCACCTCCAGGTGGCCCATCAGGTGAAATGCCAATATCTCCCAATGCTCCAACAGGATCTCCAGCACTTATGATGAAAAAAGGTGGTAAGGCTAAAGCTAAAGCACCAGCTAAAAAAATGGCTTCAGGTGGTAAAGTATCATCAGCTTCATCACGCGGAGATGGTTGTGCTACTAAGGGTAAAACTAAAGGTAGAATGATTTCAATGTGTGGCGGCGGTATGTACAAAAAAGGTAAATAATTATGGCTGATAATAAACCAAGTAAAGATTACCAAAAAGAACTAAAAGACCTTTACGATACAGGTACTTCAGACAGAGATATTGATGCTGCAAAACAAAAGCAAAAAGCACAATACGAAGCGCTTATGAAACAAGGAGCAGCAATGGGGGCTCCAGCAAAAGAAGAAAAAAAAGAAACACCTATGGACGCTTTAAGTAAAGCAGCTAAGAAATTTAAAAAAGGCGGTAAGGTTTCTTCAGCGTCTTCACGTGCTGATGGATGCTGTACTAAAGGTAAAACTAAAGGTAAGATGTGCTAAGGAGATAATTATGGGTGGTGCAGTAGATAATGGCGGTATGGGTGCAGGGTCAGTACAACCTGTGGCTCAACCAGTACAACAACCAAAACAAAACATTTTTGGATCTCAAAGACCTATGGGTGGTATGGGCGGTATGGGTGGTCACATGGGTGGTATGCAACAACCACCACAGGGTTTAGGAGGTTTAGGTATGCAACAACCGCCACAAGGTTTAGGAAGTTTAGGTATGCAACAACCACCACAAGGCGGTATGTTAGGATCATTGTTAGGTAATCAACCAGGTCAACCTATGCAACCTGTAGTAGGTCAAATGCCTCAACCATTTCAAGGTCCACAAGGTTCAATACAACCTATTTATCAAGGTGGCCCAAATGTTGGTTTAGGTCAAATGAATCCGAATTACTCATTAATACAAGGAGGTACAAATGTTGGTCAACCTCAACAAGGCCTTGCAGGTATTCCTCAACCACAACAAACAAAATATACATCATGATGGCTTCTCGTGGTATGGGGGATATTAAAGCATCTAAAATGCCTAAAGCTAAAAAGGTTGTTCGTAAGGATAATCCAAATGATGTTGAGGTATATAAAAAAGGCGGTAAGGTAAATGCAGCGGGCAACTACACAAAACCTAGCTTACGCAAAAGAATAGTATCTCAAGTAAAAGCCGCAGCAGTACAAGGTACAGGCGCTGGTCAATGGTCAGCTCGTAAAGCACAACTTGTTGCTAAAAGATATAAAGCTTCAGGTGGCGGATATAAATGAGTGCTCTAGCTAAACCACAACAATCACTCAAAGCATGGGGTGAACAAAAGTGGAGAACAAAGTCAGGTAAAAAATCTAGTGAAACAGGTGAAAGATATTTACCAGAAAAAGCAATTAAAGCATTAAGCCCACAAGAATATGCAGCCACAACAAAAGCAAAAAGAGCAGGTAAAGCTAAAGGTAAACAGTTTGTAGCTCAACCTAAATCTGTTAAACAAAAAGTAAAATCTTTTAGAAAAATATAATAATGGCGTACACCTCAGGTACATCTAGTTTTAATCTAGACCTAAACACATTAATTGAAGAAGCATTCGAGAGATGTGGTAAAGAATTACGCACGGGTTATGATTTAAGAACTGCAAGACGCTCTATCAATATTATGACTATTGAGTGGGCTAACCGCGGTATTAACCTATGGACGATTGAACAAGGCCAGATTCCTTTAGTTACAGGACAAGGTGTATATGCCCTACCTGTAGATACAATAGATCTTTTAGATACAGTCATCCGTCAAAACAACGGTACATCAAACCAAATTGATATTAACATTAGCCGCATTTCAGAATCTACCTACTCAACACTACCTAATAAATTAGCACAAGGTCGTCCTATTCAAGTATGGATTAATAGACAATCAGGAAATACGAATGTTACAACAGCTTACTTATCAACTACTATTACTTCAACAGACACCACTATTACAGTTTCTGATGCGTCACAGCTCGCAGCGACAGGTTTTATACAGCTTGATTCAGAGGTTATTTACTATGCTAACGTAAATGGAAACCAGTTACTAAATTGTGCACGAGGACAAAACGGGACAAGCGCAGCAGCACATACTGCGTCCCCAACTAATTTGGTTTATGTTCCGTGGCTACCATCTATTAATATTTGGCCAACACCTAATGCGCCTGGTAATCAGTACATGTTTGTTTACTGGAGAATGAGGAGAGTACAAGATGCTGGTAATGGTATTAATATTCAAGATATTCCATTTAGATTTATCCCAGCTATGGTTTCAGGTTTAGCTTATCATTTAGCTGTTAAATTACAAGGCGTAGACCCACAAAGAGTGATGGGTTTAAAAGCTGACTATGAAGAACAGTTTGATTATGCAGCTCAAGAAGATAGAGAAAAAGCTCCACTACGCATTGTACCGCGTAACATGAATTATTATAGGTAGTTAAATGCCAAGTAAATATGCAGCTGGTAAACATAGTATTGCCGAGTGTGATCGTTGTGCACAAAG